GTCATGCTCTGGCTGAAGCTTATGATAAGAAGATCTTCCGTCAGATCGCTAAGGCTGCTCGTGAAGCTCACCCCATCACTGCTGCTCCTGGTCCTGAGCCCGGCGGTAGCGTGATCAACATTGGTGCTAATAAAGAGTATGATGCTCAAGCACTGGTTGATGCTTTCTTTGAAGCTGCTTCTATTCTCGATGAAAAGAACCTGCCTAAGCAAGGTCGCACCGCTGTGCTGTCCCCGCGTCAGTACTACGCTCTGATTTCTCAGGTTGATTCTAACATCCTGAATCGTGACTTTGGTGCTAGCCAAGGTAACCTGAACTCTGGTGAAGGTCTCTATGAGATCGCCGGTATCTCCATCAAGCGTTCCAACAACCTGCCCTTCCTGGCTGGTGTTGTGTCTGCTGTTAACGGTGAGAACAACGATTACTCTGGTAACTTCACCAACCACTGCGGTCTGATCTATCAGAAGGATGCTGTGGGTGTGGTTGAGGCTATTGGTCCCCAGGTTCAAACCACTGGTTCTGATGTTCGTACCATGTACCAAGGTGATATCATCGTTGGTCGCCTGGCCATGGGTGCTGGTACCCTGAACCCCGCTGCTGCTATTGAGCTGCAGAATGTCTGATAAAAGAGGTACTAACTGATGACTGTTGCTTCGGGTACTTCTATTATTATTCAGGAACCTAATGGTGTGGGTCTGGTAAGTTCTGAAACTTTCAACCCGCCTCGTCCTGTTGAAGTTGGTCGTTCAGTGACTGGTGGTGTAGAAACCAAGTATGTCCTGACTTCGGCTGATGCAGACGGCAAACTCCCATATGCTGTTTGATTGAATTATGGCTAATCTTACTACTGCTGCTGGTAACAACGGTGCTGCTGGCACTGTTAATTTTGCTACCCGCACGATCACTGGTGCTCTTGGTGCCACCTATTCTGACAACGGTACTCTGGCTGTCTCTGACAACCATGCTGTCCGTCGTTCTGTGGCTAAAACCGCTCAAGGTTTTGGCTCTGCTGTGAACGCTTCTACTGTGTTCTCTGAGACTCAAGGTTTCCGTACCGCTTATTCTGGCGTGGAAGCTGATTCTCCTGCTCTGGATGCAGCTCGCGTTGCTGCCTGAGTTATCTCTGGGAGTCCTTCGGGGCTCCCTTTTTTCTTACTATACATATAACATTATTGTTATGTCATTTCACACCACTGGCTCTAAAACTGAGCTACAAGCTATTAACCAAATTTTGGCGTCAGTTGGTCAAGCGCCTGTGACCACTTTGGAAACTGAAACAGTAGAACGTGCTGACGGTTCTACCGTAACCATAGTAACCAACCCGGACGTTGCGATTGCTTATGATACCTTCCAAGAAGTATCTAGAGAAGTCCAGGCTGAAGGATGGACATTCAATAAAGAATATGATTTCCCACTAGCACCTGATGGTAACAAACATATTGAGTTTCCCACTAATGCTTTACAAGTAGATATCTCCAACAACCCTGCATACACAGCTTATGCTTACATTGATCTGGTGAAGAAAGGCGGTTATCTTTATGACCGTCGTGCTCACACAGATGAGTGGGATGATTCTATCTACTGTGATATTGTATGGTGGAGAGAGTGGACTGATCTTCCAGCTCCTATTCAAGACTACATTACAGCACGAGCTGCAACTATTGTAGCTAGTCGTATTGTTGGTGATAGCAACCAATATCAAATCCTTCAACAAAAAGAAGCATACTGCAGAGCTATGGCTATTGAGTATGAATGTAATCAAGGTGATTACTCATACTTTGGTACGCCTAGGGAGGGATCTGCTTATCAATCCTTCCAACCGTTTAAAGCACTACAGAGGTGGTAATGGCAGCAATCACACAACAAATCGCTACCTTTCTTGGTGGTATTAGTACCCAAGAAGATATTAAGAAATCTCCAGGTCAGGTAGCTGAAATCCTTAACGGTTACCCTGACCCTACATTTGGTCTTGTTAAAAGGAATGGTAGTCAATTCCTCACTACCTTAACTAATGCTGCAGGTTTAGATAACGGTTATTGGTTCAACATTAACCGAGATGATGATGAAAGCTACATTGGTGTAATCACTAACACTGGTGATATTCGGATCTGGAATATGATCCCTACACTTAGCGGTAATCAGTATGTCTGGACTGAAGCAACCATCACAGGTAAAAGCAGTGCTGATGTTATCAGCTACCTGACAAGTACCAAAGCAGTAGATAGTATTCATGATGTAACTTATCTTGATCAGACTTATTTGATCAATAAGACAAAGACTGTTGCAATGCAACCCAAGACAAACTATACTCTTGGGACTCGTGGTACGGTTGTTGTTGCATTTATTGAGCAAGGTAACTACACAATTTATTTGAATGGTACAGCTTGCACACATGCTATAGCAAACAACGATACACTTGATCATATATTGACCACACTATCAACAGCTATTGCTACCAATACCACAGGGTTTACTGTGGCTAAATATGGTAGCTCTTTGGAGATTACACATGCCTCTCCTTTTACATTAGAGGTAAAGGCAGGTGATAGTGGTCTAGCGTTGACTTCATATCAAGACGAAGTAACAAGTCCTAGTCAACTATCTTCTACTACTGTAGATGGTCGTAGGGTTAAGATCATTAACTCCATCAATGAACGTAATTCTTACTTTGTTCAATTCAATGGTGTAAGTGGTTCCGCTACAAATGCTGGTACAGGTTATTGGCAAGAATCACTTGGTTGGGAAGATGATGGCGGCACTAACAAACTAGCTAGTGCTGGTTTTGATGCCACTACAATGCCATATAAGTTGATCAATACTGGCTTGAATACCTTTACCATCTCTCAAGAAACTTGGGCTCCTCGTGCTACAGGTAATGACTACGGTAATCCAGTACCTTCTTTTGTCAATAAGACAATTAAGTTTGGTGTATTGAACAGTAACCGTTTGGCTTTCTTGTCACCTGACTCAGTTGTTATGAGTGTGGCAAAGGATTTCCCTAACTTCTTCTACACTAGTGCTCAAACAGTTACTGCTGCTGATCCTGTTGATGTAGATGTTTCTAGCTTTAGGGTTGGTACACTTCACTCTGCTGTATCTAGACCACAAGGTTTGATTCTGTTCAGTCAGTTTGAACAGTTCTTGATGTATTCTGAAAGTGGTAACCTGACACCGTTTGACTCAATTATTCGTACAATTGGTCAATATGAAAGTGCTGCTGATGTACCTGTAAAGGATATGGGTAGTTATGTAAGCTTTGTCTCACGTACTCCTTTGTATTCTAAGGTCTTTGGTATGCAACCACGTGGTGGTAGTGAAACACCAACGACTGTAGATATCAGCCAAGTTGTAGCTGAGTACCTTCCTGTAGATATTACTAAGTTAGCAACAGACCCACAGAACTCTTTGCTTGCTACATACAGTGATACGACAAAATGTCTGTACCTGTATAAATTCTACAGTAATGGTGAGCAGCAATTGATGCAAGCCTGGTTTAAATGGGATCTACCTGGTTCTATTCAATTCATGGAAATCATTCAGAACGTGTTGTTCTTTGTAACGAAGAACGGTTCTGACTATCAACTTGGTATGGTGAATATGGTGCAAACACCGTATCCAGTTAGTAGCCGTTTCCCGACGTTTGGTAACATTACTATGTCTACTGCACGTCTTGATTTCCTGTATCCAGCATCTATCGCTGGTACTATTACCTATGATTCGGTAACAAAACGATCAACCTTACCTACTCTTTATACACACATTGCTGGTAAAAAGCCTGTTGCCGTTACCATCCCAACAGTAACAACTGCTGCTCCAGTTGGTATTAACGAACTCTCTAAGCTATTCATTTCACAACAAACAAACCAACCTAATGCTGGTTTTGTTATGGACATTGATCCTACTGATTGGTCAATTCCTGGTGATTGGACAGGTCAAGAAAGCAATCTTGCTATTGGTTATGAGTACACCTATGAAGTAGAGCTACCCACTTATTTCTACGCCCCTGGTAATCAACCAAAAGATTGGAGTTCAATACTGACAATTGCTAGGATGAAGTTCAGTCTTGGTCTTAGTGGTCTTGTTGGATTCTATCAGAAGAAGTATGGTTCACCCGAATGGCGTCCTGTTCAATCAGTTCAGGAAGCAGATCGTTATATTGAAAGTAACGCACCATTAGTACAAAACACGGTAGTCACTGTGCCTATTCATCAACGTAACACTAGCTTCCAATTGAAAATTAACAGTACATCACCATTCCCTGTTACATTGAGTAGCATGACTTGGGAAGGTAATTACTCACCTCGTTATTATAGGAGGGCTTAAGGATGGCATTTCCAGTGCCAATTATTGGACCAATCCTTGACTTTACATTTGGCGCAATAGGAGCAAACGCTCAAAATGCTGCTGCTAGACGAGAAGCTGAAGCAAGAACCCAAGCTGCTAAGGCTAATCGTCGCTATACGATGCAGATGCTTCGTAGGGATCATAAGTTTCTTAAAGAAGGTATCAATATTCAACGACAGAATATTGAGTCGGAATACGCTTACCGCGATCAAACCGCCTTGGATTCTTGGCGGTATCAAATGGGTATCCGGGCGTTTGACTACAACCAAGCCAAACGTGCGTATAACCTTCGACAGAAGACAGCCCTTCAACAGCTTGACTTTAATAACATTGCTCTAGACTTCTCTCTACAAGATAATGCTAGATGGGAACAAGAGCAAAACCTTCAACTTGATTTCCAAGAGAAATCGACTATGTTGGAGTTCCAGTATGCCCAACGTGGTGTTGCTCAAGACTTTGTTGCTGCAGATGTTACAAGACAACAAGCTGCTGCAAGTGGTCAGATTGATCAACAAATTGCATATGTGCAAGGCTTGAAGCAAGCTGGTGAAGCCCAAGCCAAAGGTGGTATGGGTGTTGGTTCTGAGAAACTAGCTGCTGCATCCATTGCAGAGACTGGATTGATGACTTCTCAAATCATCCAAAATGTAATGAATGCAGATAGGAACTTTGGTCTTACTGCCTCACAACTTGGTACTAAGCTGGAACAACTGAATGATACATTCTATCTCTCCAGAGCACAACTTGCTGCCTCTCGTTTGAGTCTTGGTATGCAAGCTACTGCTATGCGACGGGATGCTGCTATTCAGAAATTCCAAGCTGACCTTAGTGCTATCACTAGTATTGGTCTTGCTCCTGCTATTCCTCCTGCACTTCCTATCCCACAGACTCTACCTAGACCTGAACTTCAAAACCCTGCTAAAGTTATCAAGCTACCTAAGGTCACACCTTATCGGGCTCAGACAGTTAATCCATTCCTTGCTGGACTTCAAGCTGCAGCACCTTCAATTGGTGGAGCAGTAGTTGGTGCAATTGGAAATAACATTACCCCTCCCGGTGGTGGTAGTGGCGGTGGGCTTGTTGTAGGCGGTAGTGCAACTGGTGATTACAGTGGTGGAGCTGTCCAAATACCTGGAGGATCAAGTGTTGCAGGCAACTACTTTGGTTCTAATACTTCTGGATTCTCTCCTTAATAATTATGGCTACATTTAAATCATACGCCTCTCAAGGTTCTTTTACTCCAATTAAAGCTCCCGATGTAGCCTCACTGGTTGAGCAGAAGGCTAAGGATCAGTCTAACTACATGCGGGAGTCTGCTGACTACAACCTTAAGGAACGTCAGCGTATTGGTAATACTATTGAGGTTAACAACGAACTTGAGTTCCGAAATCGCCAACAGTTGTTTGATTTTGAGACCAAAAATCTCCAAGCCATTCAAAACCAGGTGATGGGTAATTACCAAGCAACCCTTAGTAATATCCAAGCTCAAAACAAAAGTGAAATAGCAACACTAAATGCTATCAGCAATATCTCCCAAACTGCATTCAAGACAGTACAAGATATCAACGAAAAGGTTGAGACTGGACGTAAGCTTGCTGTAGAGCAGACTCTGTATGCTACAGGCATTACAACCAAAGAGTTGATGGAGATTCATAAGTTAGATCGTAACCTAAGCGATCAAGCTTATGCAGAGAATAGTGCTATTCGTGCTATTGTCGATAGGACTGGAGCATCTATCCAACAGATTCGCTATCTGCATCAGAACAGCAATGCTAAGATGTGGAATGAATCCAACGCTTTAATTGGTAATACGGTTAGCGGTTTTAGGACACATGTTAATGATAGGTATGGCGCTAAATATGATCTAGGTGATGGACGACAACTCAGCCTTGCAGAGACTGAAGGTCGTGATCCTGGAGCATATGATCAGATCTTCCGTCTTGTACATTCTGAGTATGCCGCTACATCTGGAATGCTAAATCTGAGCACCTCTATTTTGGGTGCTAAAGTTCATCCTCAGATGCGTGCTATCGAGAATGAATATAAGCAACAAAGTAACGCTAAGTATCGTGGATTTGTTAAGGCTGATGCTGAGCAACAGGTTTTCTTTACATTAGATCAAAATATCCGTAACGGTGGTGCAGATTACATTGCATCCCAACTGGAGGCACGTAGTGGTGCAGCACGTAGTGCATTCCTTGCTGATGTCTATAAAGTTGTTGCAGCCAATGCCGAGGGTCCACAAAGTACATTCTATGAAGAACTCTGGAAAAACCTACTTGCAAGACCGACTGTTTATAACGGTAAGGAGACAACTTATTCAGAGGTTCTCAAAAGTCCTGCTGCACAAGAAGTTACACAAGCGTTCTTTAATGCACGTCAACGAGTACTAGCACGTTCCAGGCAACAGGAAGCTTTTGAGGAACGTAATCGTGATGCTTACGAGGACTATGCAGTTGATGTTCTAAGTCAAAAACCTGGTGGCTTTACTGCTGCTGATGTTGACGCAGCTATACAAGAGTTTGGTGTTAGGTTCCCTGGACAAACAAGTCAACGTCTTGAAGTGATGAAGAATAACCAAAGTGTTGATGCTTTGGAGATTCAACGTCAAGTAAAGGAAGCTGAAGACCTGCAGAATCGTGGTATTTTGACCATGGAATACATGCGGGATATGGGCTACCACAGTAGTGTTATTTCCAGATTCCAGCAAGCAGCAAAAGCGGCTTCTGATAGTCGTAAGGCTAACGACAACTATAAGTACGAACTAGCTTCCCTTTCTGCACTAGCTAAGAAACCTCCTCAAATTCAAGCTAAAAGAGAAGGCCAGTTTAGCCCTACTGTTTCTCTGATGGAACAGCGGCTACATAAACAATTCTATGCTAAAGTTGCTGCACTTCAAGCTGCTAATGTTCCTGATGCTGTAGCTAAGGCTGAGGCATTTGTACGTCAAAATTTTGAAAAAGAAATTGCTAATCCTCAATTCTTTAAGGATGGTGATTATGCTTTATTCAAAGGTACTCCTACAATACCGGCTGCAGCAGCTGCACGGGGTCAGTGGGTTGAGAGTAACATCAAGCGCCAAGGTGTTGACGCTTTGGATGCAAACGGTGCTATTTACACTATCTCTGAACTTAATAAAATTGAAGAGGATATGCAGAAGCCTGGTTATGTGTGGGATCCACTAGCTCAGAACTTGGCTGCTCGGTTTGGTATTAGCCCTTTGGCTGTAATCAACCGTCAACGCCGTGCTGCTGGTATGGAACCTATCATGCCGCCTTCAATATCTAAGTTTGCTACTAAAGCTGATCCGAACCTTGTTAGGCAGCTGGAGCAATATCAAACTCCTGAGATCTCTACTCGGGCAATGGGTAGTACTAATACCTTTATGCCTGAGCTGATCAAACCTTATAATGGTATTGATATTGGTTCTTTGATTCAACAAGCTGCTACTAAGTATAATCTTCCTGCTCCAGTTCTTGCTGGTCTACTTGCACATGAAAGTGCTGGATTTGATCCTGCTGTACTTTCTGGGCAACGTAGGAGTTCTGCAGGCGCTATCGGTATTGCACAATTTATGCCTGGTACTGCTGCAGAAATGGGCGTTGATCCATTAAATGTTGCTCAAGCTATTGATGGTGCAGCTCGTTACTTGAGTCAAAACATGAGTCATCCTAATAACCCAGGCAATAGCCTTAACTGGGCAATCAGTGCTTACAATAGTGGACCTGGGGCTGTAGGTATGTCCCAAGAAAATAGAGAGTACTTTGGTAAGGTAATGAAGGAAGCCTATAAGTATGGTCACGGTAATCAATCACTTCAGTCTCGTTCTTTGCTGCGTCCTGGTTTTATCCAAAAGACTAGTAACTATGATACTGGTTTTGGATGGCAACCTGTGTCTATGCAGGATGAAAAGGGGCGACCTGTTGTTATGAGTCGTGATGCTGCTAATGCCTTCGCTCAAATGGTACAAGCTTCTGGTGGTGCTGTAAGAGGTTCTGATATTGCTAGTTCCCAACGAACTAAAGAGAAGAACATTGCAGTTGGTGGTGTTCCTGGATCTAGGCATGTACATGGAGAAGCTATTGATATTCATGGCAAATCAAAGAAGTGGATGATTGAAAACGGTCAACGTTACGGTTGGTACCTTGTAGACTATCAAGGAAGCCATGGCGGACATTTTGAATATCGTGGTGTTCATTAAACTTTAACTTAAAATGACAGATCCGATGAATGAAGTCCTGTTCGGTACGCCGGACTTGACTCCCGAAGAAGAGCAAGCTTTGATGCTGCAAGCCCAGCAAAGTGAACAAGACTTTGCACAAATGGAAGCTATGGCTAACCAACAAGCTGCAGCAGAAGCGCAAGGTTTTTCTACAAATCAATTACAACAAACACCACAACCAACTGCTACACCAGCTCCTGCACCTACACAGGAACCTGAACAACCTAAAGAAGGTGGTATTGATGTTGGTGGGTTAGCACGTCAAACACTTGAAGGTGCAATGGTTGTACCTGCAGGTCTTGCTGACTTTGGTGTTAATATGATCAACATCTTGCCAGCTAAAGAGGTTCCTGGGATGACTAATCCATTCCGACCTGATGGTAAGGTACCGAAACTCCCTAAGTTCCAAAGTGACCTTATGCAATCTCTTCGTGAGATTAGTAGTGTTGTTGCTCCAACTATTATATTTACCAAAGGACTTGGTACTACTCTTGGAGCAGCAGGTGAAGCTAGTAAAGCTAAGATCCTTTCTGATCCCTTTGTTAAATGGTTGGCTCCAAAACTACTTGGTGCTGGTGTAGGAACAGGTGTTGAAGCAATTCAACTGTCTGGTGTATCTGATGAAGAGGTAGGACATAACCTAACTGGATTGGCTAAGAAACATTTCCCTGCTCAATTTGGTTGGATTCCTGATAACATTGCAACACTTGACCAAGATTCTGCTGATAACAAGCGGATTAAAAGTCTAGTTGAAGGTACAGCCTTAGGTGCTAGTATGGACTTCATTGAAGGTATAGCTAAAGTAGCTAAAGCACGCTTTGGTATCCGACGTGCTACTCAGTGGGTACCTGAAAATGAAAAAGCAAAAGCTTTCCTTGATGCTAATCTAGATGATGATAGCCTTGATACCATTGAGGATGCAATTGCTAAATCATCTGCCAAGCGTTCTGCTGCTCTTGATGAGCTAGGAGAGTATAATTTCTCTAAGAGTCAGAATCTTGATGAACCTATGTTTGGTGTTCATGACCTTTATGGTTACCAAGAATCAGGTATCCGCTCTGTAGATGATCTAGGTATTGTTGCTGCTCAAGTTGATTACGCTCGTATTGAGGGTAACTTTGATAGTGTATATGGTCGTGTTGGTAGTGTTGTCTCTGAAGCTGCTTTGAAGTATGGCTTGGAGATCCCTGAGGGACCAGATGTTATCATTCGTGGTCTTAGTGAGCAACTAAAGGATGCAGGTGAGTACGGTTACAAGACAGCTTCTGGGCGTTACCTGTCATTCAAAGATATCTCAATGGCTGGTGAAAGGCTTGCTGATGATTTCTATGGACTGACTACACCACAACTTAAAGAGGCTGTTCGTAAATTCCAGTATATTGATCCTAATACTGAGACTCTTGTCCTTAAGGATGAGGGCTATGCTGCTGTGTTTAACACAATTAAGCGGTATATGAATGATTATATGGATCTGGACTACATGAAAGCTCAGGCATTGGTTGGTACTTCTTTTGGTGGTCAGGTCTCTGATATGGCTCAAGGTATGCGACTTATGGCTGAAACACCTGCTGTTAGTCGGGCTCAAGAGCAAATCCTTGATCGTCTTGAGTTTTTGATGGCACAAAAGGGTATGACTTCCTATACTAGGGGTCGTGCCTTGAATATGCTTAATCTTTGGAATCGCCTCACTGATACTGCAAGTAAAGCCTTTGGTAAAGGTGAAGCAACACGAACTGCTAATGCTATTGCTAATGAGAAGAACGATACCCTGAAAGCTATTGCTCGTATTCAAGCAGAAGCTAAAGGTACTATTGATACTTTACGTGCTGTTAAAGCTGAACGTCCAGAGATGTTGGCACCATTGATGATGGCATATGAGTTTACTGATGGTAATGTTAACAGCATTACTAAACTCAACAACTACGTTCGTAACAGTACTGGTCTTATTAGTAAAGCATTCTACGATGGTGAAGCTGATATACCTTCTATGGTCCTAAAGGGTTCCATGGCTAATGTATACAACTCAACCTTGAGTGCTGTTGCTACACCAACAAAAGCTGGTCTTAGTAACCTTTTTGGTCTTGCTATGCGTCCCATCTCTCAGTCTGCTGGGTATGTGATGTTTGGTAAGGGTGATATGTTGAAAAGGGCTGCATTCCAATATGCTGCTGGGATTGATACCCTTCAAAAAGGTTTCTCCTATATGGGTCAAGTCTTTAAGCGTTCAGCTTCTGATCCATATGTCATGAGTCTTCGTGAAGATATGGGTGCTGCTGATGAGAAGCAACTTGAAATCTTCCGAGCATTTGCTAATGCTAAGGCGGAAGCTGGTGATTTTGGTCCCCAAGCAATGCTTGCACAAATTGAAGAAATCAATGACCTTGCTCAACATCCATGGCTACGTTTTGGTCAACGTGGTATGCAAGCATTTGATGGCTTTACACAAGCTGTTATTGCTAACTGGGAAGCCCGTGGTAAGGCATGGGATGAAGTAACCAAGGGTGGTAAGCTTCAACTTGATGGTAAAAAAGCACAAGAGCTTTCACAAAAAGTTTATCGGGAGATGTTTGATGAAAACGATAACATCACTGATGCTGCTGTGAGGCATATTGCTGGTGAGATCTCAATGAGTTTGGATAGTAAGACAAACGATGCAGTATCAGCATTGCTTCGTCGTCTTCCAGTTCTTAAGCCATTTATGTTGTTTACTAAAACACCAATCAATGATCTTAAGTTCTCAGCATCTCAAACTCCAATGGGATTGTTTGTAGACCTTTACCATCAGTATAGGCGACCATTTAATGAGATGCCTACTGAAAAGGTAGAGCAACTACTTACCAGTCGTGGTATTGAGTACACACCAGAGACCATGGAAAGTGCTTATACTACAGTTAAAGCTGAACTTGCTGGTCGTAAAGCAATTGGTATGCTATCCGTTATGGGTGCTGTTGGTCTCTTTATGAATGATCAAATCACTGGTGATGGTCTCTATGATAAAGAGAAGCAACGAGTTCGTCGTGATGCTGACTGGAAACCTAGGTCTATTAAAGTACCTGGTGGTGGTTGGGTTAGTTATGATAACATCCCTGGTATTAGCAATTGGCTAGCTACTACTGCTAATATCCTTGATAACTACTATGTTCTTAATTCAGCTGAACTTAGTGAACATCTTCGTGCTCAAGCTTTCTCCCTTGCAGCTGCAGTAACTAATAAGTCTATGTTGGCAGCACTTGAACCACTAACTGATATGTTGCGTGGTGATGTTGGTGCTATTAACCGTTGGACTTCTTCGTATGCAACTGCTGCTATGACGCCTGGCTCTAGCCTTATGGCTGAATTTGCTAGACTCATTGAACCTTCAAGAAAAGAACTTGATAATAACTTCTTTGACTTGATGGCTAATCGTAACCCATTGTTGAAACAAACCCTACCTGATGCACATGATTGGATTGATGGTGGTGTTGTTGGTGAACCCCCTAATTTCTGGGCAAGGATTTGGAACACTTATCTTCCTTGGAAAGTAAACGGACAGATCTCTCCAGAGAAACAATTCCTCATTGATATTGAATATGATGCTCGTCCTAGTCTTCGTACTAATGGTCGTGGTATTGAATACACCAATGAGGAACGATCTGAAGTTACCAGCATTATGGGTCAACAGGGTTACTTTAAGCAAGCTATCCAACAAGTTATGCAAAGCACTAAAGGTAAAGAGTTTAGGAAACGGTTTGAGGATGCAAGGGCACGTGGCTTTGAACCTAAACTTGAAGACTTTGATGGTTTGCATATGATGCTTGATTCTGCACTTCGTTCTTCAATGCGAATGGCTGAAGCTTATGTATCTACTCGTGATGGTATCCAACTGAAGCAGTACAAAAATCAAACCATGGAAAACTTTATGAAGGTTGGAGACCTAGATGGCGCTGAAAAGTTCCTGAAAGATTTTAAACAAAACTATTCTTATTGAGGTCTTATTAAATGGCTGTCACTGAAACATCTTTACCTGGTAACGGGACTGCCGGACCCTTTACTTATACCTTTCCGGCACTTGAAGCAGCACACGTTAAAGTAAGTTTGGATAATGTTGCACAGACTGTAGGTGTTGATTACTCCTTAGACTTTGTTCAGAAACAAATCACCTTTCTTGTGGCTCCATACCCTACAGCTGCTCAAACAATTAGGATCTATCGTGAAACTGATGATGCTGCTCTAGAGGCTACATTTTACTCTGGAGCTGCAATCAGAGCCACTGATTTGAATAATAACTTTAATCAGACTCTGTATGTAGCTCAAGAGACAAAGAACATCACTGTTCAAGCATCTACTGGTAACTTGGCTGATGGTTCTATTACCAATAACTTACTTGCTAATGGTTCTGTTAGTACATCTAAAATTATTGATGCTAATGTTACTACCGCTAAACTTGCAGATGGTGCTGTAACTGCTGCTAAGATTCCAAACGGTACAATCACTGCTGCTAAACTTAGCGAAACATATCTTACTACTACTAACGCTGCAGCCACTTATGCAACCAAAGGCGCAGCACTTGCTCTTGCTATTGCTCTTGGTTAATTACTATGGCTGAAACTTTTAATCGGGCATCCGCTGCCCTTTCTACTACCAATATCAC